AGAACGGACAATTAAAGTTTGTAGTTGGTAATAGTGATGAACAATGGGAAGAAATGGAAAGTGTAATTGCACAAATGCGTAGTGCAGGTGTTAAATGGCCCGTATGGGTTATGCCAGTTGGTGCAAGAAGTGAAGAACAAGAAGCAACAGCAGGTGAGGTTGCGGCTAGAGCCTTTAAACGTGGTTATAATGTTGCGGCAAGAGTACACGTATACTTGTTTGGTAATGCAATAGGAACTTAACATGTTACAGTTTATAAAAAACTTATTTAAAAGTAAGCCAGAAAAGGCACCTTACCATCCGCCATATCCAGAATATGAACTACACAACATACGTGAATACAAAAATCAACAACATAAAAAAGCAATGAAAGCTAAGATTGATGAAGACCCTTCAGACAGAATAAGAAAGGCAGGATGGTAATGAAAGGAAAAGATATGAATAACAAATGGACAAAGTTAAAAACAATGTTAGGTGTAACACCTAAGATTGAAAAACCTGTTCCTGAAACTAGCTCAGAAGAGCAACGTAGAGCTATTCTACAAAAAGAAAAAGATGATGCTACTAAGGAAGGTAAGCCTTGGGTAGGCGTACTAGACACCCAAGTTAATCCTGATAATATTAAAAACGGATTCTTTGAACTTGATTGGAACAACGAATTTATTGAACAACTTCTTGATGCAGGTTACTCAGGTGAAACTAATGAAGAAATTGTAAACGGTTGGTTTAGAACTATTGCAATACAAATCTTAGAAGAAGATGGTATTGATGCACAAAGAGATATTGGATATATCAACGTGAAGCCAATTGATAAAGAAAAATCAGAGGTAAGCTAACATGAAATTTTTTGCTATAATATTTTTAGCTACAGTAAGCTATATAGATAACCCTAATAAAACTGAAAACCTATTTAGTTACCAACTTCAGTTTCCATCATACGATGAATGTGTAATTTTTTATAACAACTATGAAGCAAAATTGCTTAATGGATTATTAGACCATAGCAAAAAGAAATTTGGCGATGTTAATATAGAGTATCTTTCTTGTGCAGAAGTAGAAATTACACCTAATTTAGATGTTCCTATGGTACTTGGACAAAGGCCTATATACAAAAGAGAAGACTAATGAGAGAAGATCTAATGGTACAACAACAGGTTGCAAATTTGTGGCAACACTTTGTAGGAGTTATTTGTTTAAATCAGACAGGTAGAGTCCAAGTGAAACGTGTTCTACCTGTATTCTTTTCAAAATGGCCGACAGCTGAATCATTCCTTAAAAGTAAAAAAGAAGATGTAGTAGAAGTTATTAGAAGTTTAGGATTTTACAATAGGCGAGAAAATTCTATCAGAAAAATGACCCAAAGTTACTTGACATGGGATAGAAAAGATGCTACTATGTTATATGGAGTTGGGAAATATGGTTCTGATAGTTATAGACTTTTTTACAAGAACGAAATACCCGAAGACATAGGAGATCACGAATTGCAACGATACGTAAGAGAAGAGTTAAATGGCCACATATATACTAGTTGATACTGCTAATACATTTTTCCGTGCAAGACATGTAGTACGGGGAGACCTTGACACTAAGATTGGCATGGCTTTGCACATTTCACTAAGTGGTGTTAAGAAAGCATGGGCAGACTTTGATGCTGATCATGTTGTATTTTGTTTAGAAGGTCGTAGTTGGCGTAAAGATTATTACGAGCCTTACAAACGTAATAGACAAGATGCTAGAGATGCCCTTACAGAAGCAGAACAAGAAGAAAATAAAATCTTTTGGGAAACATTTGACTTATTTAAAGACTTTGTAAGTACAAAAACTAATTGTACTGTTATGCAACATCCACAACTAGAAGCAGATGATCTTATTGCAGGTTGGGTACAAGCACACCCTAATGATAATCATGTTATTATTTCAACTGATGGTGACTTTGCACAACTTATTGCACCTAATGTAAAACAATACAATGGTGTTAGCAATACAATTATTACACATGAAGGTTACTTTGACGATAAGAAAAGAAAACCTATTATAGATAAGAAAACAGGAGAAGCAAAGCCTGCACCTAATCCTGCATACATGTTATTTGAAAAATGTATGCGAGGAGATACTAGTGACAATGTGTTTAGTGCTTATCCTGGTGTACGTAAAAAAGGCACAAGAAACAAAGTAGGATTACAAGAGGCATTTGAAGATAAAGATACAAAAGGCTATAACTGGAATAATATGATGTTGCAACGATGGGTTGATCACGAAGGCGTAGAACATCGTGTGCTAGATGACTACAATCGTAATGTAATACTTTGTGATTTGACTGCACAACCCGGTAACATTAGATCGATTATAAATGATGTAGTTGAAGATGCTACAGAGAACCCTAAAACAGTAACACAAGTAGGCATGAAACTAATGAAATTCTGTGCTAAATGGGACTTACAAAGAGTAAGCGAACAGGCACAACTATATGCTGAACCTTTGAATGGAAGATACAAATGACAGTCTATATCGTAGCACTAATGGCATTGCTAAACAGTCAACTACAAGGAGTTGCACCGCCAATGGCATATGTTTTTACTCAACCGACTTTCACCTCAGTAGAGGAATGTAAGCGATATGCAACCATAAATGGAACAACAATATTGCTTAAACTATACGAAGAGTTTGGAAGCGACTACAAACCACATATGGTTTCATGTGTGGATCAAGACGTAGTAAAACAACTACAAAAAGAAGCATTAACAGAAAAGGAGTTGGAAACATAATGAGTATAACTGCAAAAGAAATAGTTGATGGCAAGTTTTGGATATTAGAAGAAAACGGACAGAAAGTTGCAACATTAACTCTCTCAGATGAAAAATATCTACTAAGCGATTCAAATGGTACAAGATTTTTCAATAGCGAAGGAGATGTAACTGTAGCAGTAGGAGAACCAATAAAGTGGAATAAACTACAAATTACCGTAATTGACGCAAAAGAATGTCATGGCTTTCCTACAACTACTGTTCCTTACAATCCATTGTATGATGTAAAAAATAAATTACCACTGTTTACAAAAAGCTATAAATCAAAAAGTTTATATTGTGCAGGATTTTATATAATTAAGTTTGACAAAGGTTGGGTAAAAAGTTTTTGTCCTAAACTTATTACTTTAGAAACTTACGAATATCGAGGGCCTTTCAAAACAAAAATAGAAATGCGAGAAGCATTAGGAAGAGCAAATGGAAAAAGAACCAATTAATACTGCACCATTAGAACAGTTCTTAAAACAGGTAAAAGGTGCAGATCAGAGTAGGTCTAATGAAGTAAGACTTGATATTTCTCAAGCTAAAACGTTAGCATTTACTTTAGGTATTGTTTTAGCTAGGTTAAACGGCGATTTAGAAAAACTTATTCAAAAAAATACCCAAGAAGATCAACCTATAGAAATACAAATGGACGGCGGTCGAGGCTTTTAAAAGATAAATATATACGTATATAACTAAGGAACGTATATGAGTAGACCAAAGCCAAATGTATTGTTAGAATTTATTGACAAAAAATCGTATAGAGCAGAGCAAGTTTTAGACGCAGAAGCTATATGGGCTGTTTTCTACAAAAACAAACCATTTAATTTAAAAAGTTCCAACTCTTTAACAAATTATCCCGGTCCTAAATATAAAAAGGTTTCATTTTCTAATCCTGGACATGCTCATAACTTGGCTGAAAAATTAAACGACATGTTTGATTCTAAAGACTTCAAGGTAATAAAGCTAACTTCAGGTGAAGAAGTGAAAGAATGAACTTAAAAGAAACATATACAAAAATATTTCTAAAACAAGCAAACATTAGTATATCAGAAGCTACACTAAAAGAACACATGCCTCTATGGTGGCAAAACACTCGCGATAAAAAAGAAGGCGGATTACGTCTTACAGAATCAGGATTTATCTTTTTGAAAGAAACACTTGATCTTAGATTTTATCAAATACCTTATCCTAAAAACAAAGCAATTACAACTCAAACAATAATTTTCCTTGACAAGTTTATAACTTGTCCATATTTTATGGCTAAAGATAGTCTTTACGTTACGAACGAAAAGAAGTCATTAGAACTGCATCTTTTCGCAGGAGATCTACGTAAATATGGACTTGTTAAAGCAATGAAACGACAATCCTAAACTTTTTGGTAAACAAAAGGTTGACTTTTATTCTAGTGATGCTATAATGTATATATAGTTAGAAATTAGGCACTGACGAAAAAAAGGAGTACAAAATGGAAAATGTAGCAGTTCGCACACTAGGCCCGAATACGGCAAAATCAAGAATATTACATGCAATGAACAAAAAGAGGCCCGTATTTATTTGGGGACCTCCAGGCATTGGTAAATCAGATATCGTTCATCAAATTGGTGAGTCTATTGAAGCTCACGTAATTGATGTTAGGTTATCACTTTGGGAACCAACAGATATTAAAGGAATTCCGTATTATTCAGCAAACGATAATACTATGCAATGGGCACCACCTGTTGAACTTCCAAATGCTAAAATGGCTAAGAAACATAAAGCAATTATCCTTTTCTTAGACGAAATGAATTCTGCGGCTCCGGCTGTACAGGCGGCGGCTTATCAGCTTATTCTTAATAGGCGTGTTGGCACTTATGAACTACCTGATAATGTATACATTGTTGCCGCAGGTAACAGAGAAGCAGACAAAGGTGTTGTTTATAGAATGCCGGCACCACTAGCTAACAGATTTGTCCACTTAGAACTTTCAGTTGATTTTCATGACTGGTTTGCATGGGCTGTCGATAATAAAATTCATAAAGACGTTGTAGGTTATTTGCAATTTAGTAAAAAAGACCTATACGACTTTGATCCAAAATCTCCAAGCCGTTCATTTGCCACTCCACGTTCATGGAGTTTTGTCAGTGAGTTGCTTGAAGATGAACTTGACGAGGAAACTACAACAGATCTTGTTAGTGGTTCAGTAGGCGAAGGCCTAGCTCTCAAGTTTGTTGCTCACCGTAAGGTAGCATCGCAAATGCCTAACCCAGCCGACATATTAGCCGGCAAGGTAAAAGAGTTGCAGACCAAAGAAATCAGTGCCATGTATTCCTTAGCGGTCTCACTCTGTTATGAACTTAAAGAAGCATCTGATAAAAACAATAAAGACTTTGACGATATGGTCGATAGATTCTTACGTTTTATGATGGATAACTTTGAAACTGAATTGGTTGTTATGGGTGTAAAGTTGGCCCTCACACAATATGCTCTTCCAATTGATCCAGATGAAGTTAAATGTTTTGATGAGTTTCATGATCGTTTTGGTAGATATATTACCAAAGCACAACAGGCATAATATATGAGTTTTGGACATTTCTCTTACAAAAAATGTCCATTTTTCTTGACTTCTTTCATTAAATATAGTATAGTATATACATAATAAGGCACTGAATAGGAAACATAATATGACAATAGCACAAACAGAAGGCGAATTTCAAGCAGAAATGAATAATATCATAATGGGAGAAAATGCAGACGTCAATCATATGCCAGTTCCAGGATCTACTTTACCTGAAAAACTTGGCAA